GTTTCGTCTAGTTTACTTAACTGTGTGTTTCTCTTTACCACTTCTACTAATTTATCATAAGCTTGGTAGTCTAACTTATGTTTTAGGTTTTCTATACTCATAATTGTTGTTCTTGATTAGCAACTCTCTTGTCCTGGTTTTGTAATAACTGGTCAGGTGTTTGCTCTCCTTCTAAACTGGTTTGTAATTGTCCTTGTGTTTGTGTTTGCCCTTGGACTTGTTGAACTTGTTGAACTGGTTGACTCATAGACGACATCATTGTTTCACCATCAAGACCTAATAAATCAAAAATATTCCTTAAAATAACTTGAGCGTTAGGGTCTTGCGCGAACTGACGATAACTCGTTAAGACTTGTTGTAAATTCTGCAACACCGTTGACTTATCAAAAGTTTCATCTGTAATATAGAAAGATACATCAATTTTATCAGCGTCTTTTAAGTCTTCAATCCCTATCCACAATTCATCCCTTTCTTCTATTTGTCTTTTAACTTCAGCTTCAATAGCATCTCTTTGTTGGGGGGTTATTTTTTGTCCATTATTAGCAATAGTTAAGTCAGTATAATATTTAGTTAGTTTTCTTTTTAGTTTACCAGTTTCTTCTTCACCAATTAAGCTTAAAACATCATCTTTTTTGTATATTTTCCAAAAGTCTGGTAGTAACTGTCTTTTAAATAAATTTGATAAGAATAGACCAAACCTCTCTTGTCTAAGCTGGAATGAAGTCTTAACGGCACGTGATTGAATAATCGCATTAGTGGCTGGTGTAGAGCTTGGTAGTGCCTCTCCTGTTGAGGCTTCTTGGCTTGAAGCAATACGATTAGCCATTTGAACAATGTTTTGTTCCTCGTTAATACTTTCGGTAAAGTTAATATTTCTTGTATCTAAACGGGCTATATCGTTAACATTTTGAACACCAATAGCACCACCAGCGAATAGTTTAGCCATCTTCTCTGGAGTAACACCAGAACCTTCTCTAAAGACAAACAATTGGTTCATTAAAGCAAGATTGTTATTCCTGCGAACGTTGTAGATTGTGTTTAGATATAATTGTAAATAGATAGCTTTCTCACCAATCCCCCTACCAAGCCATCTTCCTGGAGCTTCCTCAAACTTAGACTCTTCGTAGGGTCTTATTTTATTCCACTCTTCTATTCTATGGATTAAAGCCGTCCCTCCATTTACTAAACCAGAAGCCAAAACTCTACCATTAACATAAGTTTCACTATCAGATACTTTTCCGGTTAACCAAGACTTTGGTATTTTCATATAAGCCTCATATAGGTCTATTTCTGGGCTTACACTTTCTTCTAGTTTGTCTTCGTTGTGGATTGTTGGAACTTTATTTCCACCTTTTAACTTATCAAGATTAATCCATTTACCTTTAAATGTATCTTTTAAATACGAAACATCTTGAATACTTCTTTCAATAAAATCTTCTGTTTGTAAAGAGCCACCAGTCATTGACCTAAAGATATTGCGAAGGTCAATCCTCTCTGTTTTTAATGCTTTCTTTTTTACTTGTTCGCAGTTGTCATAAATCTTCTTTTTAACTATATGTCCATCCAGGGCAAAATACATTAAATCATCGTTAATCTGCTCTCCAAAAGAGTTTTTCCCCATCCAATCACGGACCATATTCCTTACCATTACGGATAATCCGTATTGGTTAGGGTTGTCAGCTTTTGTGTTTACATCCTTAGTGTCAATATCAATATTTTTAACATTCTCCCATACAAGAGCTTCTGTTAATGGGTAAAATATCTTTTGTTGTCCGATTAAATCTTTATCCTTTTTAAACACCCCAAAATAGTTTTCTCTAATTATATCTAAAAGAAAACGCATTCTCATTATTTTATTACGAGAGATTTGAAAGTTGCCTTCCTCGTATTTTGTAATGAATTCGGTTAGCGTTCCAACTGCTTGTCGCTGTATTTCTTGCTTAGTCACATTTTTAATATTAATTTATAGTTCGTTGTTCGGAATGTAGATTGAAGAACTTATTAGTGGCTCTCTATTTAGGGTAAACCACATTCTCATTATTAAATTATCTAAGTCATCAGGACTTCTTCCTAGATTTTCCTTAATTATATCTTTAGGAACTAAACGCTTTTTACCATCTTCGTCCGGGGCAAAGTCTTTTAGTTCGCTTATTTCCTCACTAATCAATTCTTTTTCGCTTTCATCTTCAACCTCTAAAGACATTCCTCTTTCGTTTATCTTATCAGCGAGCATATAACCGCATTGGTCTTTTAGTGTTCTAAAGTTTTCCTTAGGAGTAATGCTTACTATTTTTCCATTTCTTACAACATCAATCTGTTTAGCGTCTAGTTGTTCTAATGGACTTGAGTTAGCTATAAACCCATTTATTCCCCTTAGCTTATCTACTACACCTCCACCTACTCCAACCTCATCGGCTATCACACGACTGTATGGTATTTTTTCTTCTTCCAATACTTCTTTTACTTTTTGTGCTGTAATCTCTGTATCTTGAAAGAACCAAGTATATCTTTTATAGTTTTTAAATCCTTTCCATAGGTATAACTTAGTTGAGTCTTTACCAAATCTAGCTATATCTAGGGTCGCATATTTATTCCCATCTTCTACTGTGTTTGTAAATAAGTCCTCAATTGCCTCTCCCTTAACTAAACACGCCTTATCATCATCATAATCCCAATTGCCATCTCTTAACCTATCTCTTGTTGCTTTATCTGATATTTCGCTTAACTGTTCTCCGTAAATGTCTGATGTATAATTATTGTCTGAGTATAAAGAGCGAATAAAAGCATAAGCCTTGCCAAGTGTTCCATTTTTAAATGGATTGTAAAATAATCTTTTAAGCCATCCCTTTTTAGGATTAGCTGTTATAAGCAGTTTTGGGTGTAATCCATATTCTTTATTTAAATGTCTTCCTACACGAGTCTTTAAAACATCAAACGCTTTAAAGTCTATCTCACCAGCTTCCTCGAGCCACCCTCCTGTATATTCAAGTGAGCCAAACCTTTCAAATAATGGGTCGGTTGGAACAAAGTTAACATCAAGTAAATCTATCTTGGAGCCATTAAAGAACTCTATATAATTATATTGTCCGTTTAGTTTCCAGTCTTTGTCTGGTATCTTATGATAAGAGCAAACCTTTTTAAATGTTTCATAGCTTGAAGCCATTAAACGCTTAAGTTCCTTTCTTCCAATAAACCATTTAGATTTTGGATATTGATAACACATTACCAGTAGCCATTCACAACCAAGCCAAGACTTCCCCCCACCAGCCCCACCTCCAAATAGAATATATTTAGTTATCTTATCTAAAAGTTTCTGCCAAGCTAAATGTTGCTTAGGTAGAGGACTGATAACTGGTCGAATTTCTGTCATACATTACTATATCTGTTAATACTTTTTCAAAATCTTTCTCCTTACCCTTAGTTTTGTTATGACACTTATTACAAAGTGTTATACCATTATCTATGTCTGTTCTTAATTCTGGAAAGTCTGAAAATCTTTTAATGTGATGGGCATTTAAGTATTTATTAATTTTATCACACCCTGGCATTTGACAGGTATAAATATCTCTTTCAAATACCGATGTTCTCCATCTTTTTATTTTTAAACCACCTCTGATTAATTTATTTATTGGGGTTAATCCACCCTTCCACGAACCATTTAGCTCTCCAACCCTTAGCTTACTAAGTTTATTTGAAAGTTCAACACTTCCCATTCTATCTCTACTTTCATATTTTAACTTAGTCACGCCACCCTTCCAAGCAGGATTATTTGAACCTCTCATAATTTTTGCCATTTCTTCCTTATGAGTAGATGACCAAGTAGGTTTTCCTTTACAGCGTAAAGTATTTGCTATCGCAATAGACTCTTTATGTTCCTTCGTTCTAACCATCCCAAGCGAATGTTTATTACCCACAGCCCTTTCAGATAATCGTCTTTTATATTCTTCTATTTTATTTACATCATTTGGTAACATCTAATTCGGTGTTATTGTCTTCTGTTCTGTTATCATTTGGTAGTATATAATTAAATCCTGCTATTTTTTCTCCATTAGTAGTATGGTCAAGTTTATCAATTATCTTTCCTTTTAGTTTATAGTAAGAGTCAATTGCTCTCATTCTTACTTCATCTTTAGCTTGAGTAAGTAATTTAAAATGCTCTCTCTTTACAGCATCATCATTAAAGCCTCTTTCTTCTAATATATCATCAATTCTCTTAATCACGTCAGGCTTTCTGAGGTATTCTGTTGCCATTGAAGCAGCTACTCCCAAAACCCTTTTTTTCTTTAATCTTAACTGTTTTAATTCTTCTTGCCACGCTAATTTTAATTCCTTATCAATTGGTTCAACTGGTTCTTCTTGTTCTAGTAATTCTTTACCGTCTATATCAAACGCAATAAGGGCAGACTGCGTTCCGTTTCCGACGGTATCTACCCAAGATTGACAAAATATTTCTTGTTTTAG